CAGCGTTTCAGCGAAGCTCCTGCCGAGATTGCGTTTGGTGAGTTGACTTTGGTTGACGGAACTATCGTGGTTTTTGATGGCGAGGAACTTGCAGCCGGAATGCTCCTGAATGTTAAAGGCGAAGAAGGTATTGTTCCTGCTCCCGATGGAGTGCATGAAACTACCACTGGTCTTTTGGTAACTACCAAAGATGGTGTGGTTGAAATGATTGAAACCAAAGAAGCTCCCGTTGAGGAAGTTGAAGTTGAGGTTGAAAATCAGTTTGCATCCGTTGAGCAGTTCGATGCTTTGAGAGCCGCTAACGAAGAACTGGCAGCGAAAATCGCTACCCTTGAAACTGCACTTGTAAACATACTGGGCAAAGTTGAAGAAACTTTCAGCGTGTTTGAAAAGTTTGCAGCCACCACCCCTGAGCCGACCAAAAAGCCATTCGGTTCAGTTAAACCCGAAAAAGAGGAAAATTTCTTTGGCTTTGTTTCCGCAATCAAATCAATCAAAAAATAAAATAAAATCATGGCATTTGACGTAACAGGTCTCACCAATTACACCAAAGAGGAAAGCTTACAGCTTCTGACCAAAGCGATGTTCACCGCCAAAACTGCAAATCTTTTGCAGGGTGCTGGACAGGTTCTCCCCGGTATCAAATCTGCTGAAATACTGCCTTTGCTGTATTCAGACGTTTACTTCCAATCTGACAGCTGCTCTTATCAGACCAGTGGCAACACTACCCTGTCCAAGCGCACCCTGACCGTTGGAAAAGTTAAGGTTCAGGAAACTTTGTGCCCCAAAGACCTTGAAACCAAATACACACAGAAAGCTCTTGCCGCTGGTGAAGCTATCGACATGGGTGTATTCACCGAACAAATCGGAGCTGAAAAAGCCGCTAAAATTGCCGAAGCTATCGAAACTTCAATTTGGCAGGGTGATACCACAGGCGGTGCTGGCAACTTGGGTTACTGGGATGGCTTCCTGACTATCCTCGGAGACCTCGGTTTCGGTGGTGCAGGTGACCCTATCAAAGGTAACGTGGCTAACGCTTACGCTTCTATCACTGCTTCCAACATCGATGACATCATCACTACCATTTACAGCGTTATCCCTGCTGAAGTGCTTGGAAAACCTGACCTGATGATTGCTATGGGTACAGATACTTTCCGTCTTTACAGACAGTGGTTGGTAACTTCTAATCTGTTCCACTACCCTGCAAACGAAATCGCAGAGATGGAAATCGTTGACCCTATCAGTGGCATTAAGATTTACGGTCTGCACGGTATGAACGGCACAAACAAAATCGTTGCTGGTCTGTGGAGCAATTTCTTCTTGGGTACTGACATGATGAACGAAGAAGAAGAGTTTGAATTTATCTTCAATCCTTTCGAGCGCAGAGTACAATTCCACACCGCTTTCAAATACGGATGTCAGGTTGCTTACCCTGAGCAAGTTGTTCTTTTCACACTCTAATTTTAACCGAATAGAGAAAGTTTAACCCGGGGGGTGGGGAAAAACCCTACCCCCCTTTTTAATAAATAAAAAAATATGGCTTGTGTATTAACAACTGGATTTACCTTGGACTGCAAAACCGCAGCAGCAGGTATCAAAAATATTTGGCTCGTGGAATTCGATGCTAAATCTACTCTCACCAAATCATCAGGCGAAGTTTCTGCCCACACTTTGAGTGGTGGCAAAAGCTACTTCAAATATGAATTGGAAAAGGAAACTGGCTCCATGACTTGGAGAACCATTCCTTCAACTGAAAACGGAACTGTGTTTTACGAAGCTGACTTGGTTGCACGTTTGCACAAAGTGACCACCGCACAGCGCAACGAGATTAAACTTCTCGCACAAAACAGAATGTTAGCCATTGCCTTGGATGCAAGTGGTGACTACTGGCTGCTGGGTGCTGACTACGGTGTTCAGTTGCAGCAGAGTGAAACAAACTTCGGACAAGCGTTCGGTGACTTCAAAGGTCATGTATTAAATTTTCTCCACAAAGAAACCGATTTACCTTTGAAAGTTCAGGCCGCTGTTGTAACTTCGCTGGGTCTTTGATTTTTTCATAGTGTTTTTATGCAGAAAGGGTGGTCATTGACCACCTTTTTTGTTTAACATAGAAACTACCTACTTATATTAGTAGGATGCTTTATATTACAAAGAGCGGCACACCTGAACTAATCATCACTGGCAGGGAAAAAGTAACGGTTTCTCCCGTGTATTATCTGTTGGTGTTTGAAAGTGAAATGTCGCAGGAACAAAAGGCATTCATCGTTACCGATACAAGCACAGCACCCAACAGATACCAGCTATTTTCATTTGTAGAGGGCAGCAGCACCGCAAAAACATTGGCCGTTGGTACACATTACTGGGCTTTATACGCACAAACTTCCCCCACCAATACCAATCCATTACTTGCATCGCAGGAAATTGACCGGGGATTGGCCTATGTTACCGCATCATATACCGCATTTAACGACCATGAGGTCAATACAACCATTAAGCAGCACCATATAGGATGAGTTTCGATTTACTACGCATAAATTTCACTGAGTCAAAGTTGCCTAAATTCAAGGAAAACAAGAATAAAGGCATCGTGACCTATGGGGAAAAGAACGATTTTCCCGATACGTTACTTGAATTTTACAACAGAAGCCCAAAACACGGGGCTATTGTAAGGCAAAAAGCCCGTTTTGTGGCAGGAGAAGAAACCTTGGTGGATGGCAACCCCAGCGCAGTTAAGGTAATTGATTACGTGAACCCTTACGAGGGCATTCAGGAGTTCAAAAATAAGTTAGCTCTGGATTATGAATTGTTCAACGGGTTTGCTTACGAGGTGCATTACAACAAAGTGGGGCAGATTTCTGCACTTTATCACGTAGATTTCAGCAATGTCAGGACACTTGACCACGATGTGTATATGTATGCAGAAGATTGGAAAAAGGCCAAGCAAGAGGACATCAATCATTATGCACCTTTTAACCCGAAAAAGGCCCAACCAATGGAAGTGCAGTTGTACTACTTCCGAGAATATGCACCTTCGTTGGGTGTTTATCCGTTGCCCCCATATCAGCATTGTTTGCAGTATATTGAAATAGATGTTGAGATAGCCAATTTCCATAATAACAATATCCGCAACGGGTTTGCCAACGGCACACTGGTTCAGTTGTTCAAAGGACAGCCGACAGAGGAAATTGCCTTTAACTTTGAGAGGAAGTTCAAACAGAAAACCACAGGCACGGACAACGCAGGTGGTGTGCTTATTCAGTTCAATGAGATGAACGAAAAGTCGGCAGAGATTGCACACCTGCAACCTTCCGACATGGACAAGCAATTCCTGCAACTGAATGAAACGGTGCAGGATGAAATCTTTATCGGCCACAACTTCCCCAAAATTCTGCTCGGCTACGCAACCGAAGGCGCACTCGGTCAGCGCAATGAAATGATAGAAGCGTATGAACTTTTCCATAAATCATACGTCAACAAACGACAAGTAAAACTTGACACTTGCCTACAACATACACTTGAAAGCGTTTATCCCGGCATCGAGTTAACCACCAAAGACAGCGATTTTCTGGGAGTTGATTACGTTGCATTGTATCAGGTTGGAATTGTAAGCCGTGAGGAAGCACGTGAAGCACTCGGATTGCAAAACACAACCATTCAGGCGCAAAAGTTTGACGGTCACACTTGCGAATTTCACAAATGGTCGGATAAGGATTTAGAAACTTTTGCCAAATTTGGGGCTGATGAAAGCGAATTTGAGGAAGTGAAACTTACATTTGAACTGACCACCAAAGAAAAGCGTGTGTTGGCTGTTGTAAATTCCGATGAAAAAGCCACGCTGAAAGACATTTCCACCGCCACAAAAATAGGAGAAGAAGAAGTTATCAAGATTTTGAAAACTTTGCAGGACAGCGGAAAGATAAATTGGACAAACAATGCAATCAAAATCACCGACATTGGCCGGGGTGAGATTGCTGATACCGAACTGCCCAAACTTGAACTGCGATACAAGTACGATTTAGACCCTGATGCGTTGCCGTTGCAACCCGGTGGAAAAAGCCGTGAGTTTTGCCTTCGTATGGTGGACATGGGCAAACTTTACACCCGTGAAGAAATCGACCAAATGTCTGCAATTTTAGGTTATAGCGTATGGCTTCGCAGGGGTGGGTGGTACACCGTGCCTGAAAGCGAACCACCTTTGCATATTCCGCATTGCAGACACGAATGGAAACAAAGAATAGTAAGGAGAAGAAACAATGGCTAATTTCGCATATTTCGTAAGTGAGCAGGATGTCAAGAAGAATACCCCTATTGACGAAAACGTTGATAGCAAGTTGCTTCAAACTGCCATGCGCACAGCACAGGATGTGTATATCCGTGATATTTTGGGAAGCACCCTATACGACAAGATTTGTGATGACATCAATGGTGCTGGGCTTGGTGGTAATTACCTGACATTGGTCAACAAATACGTTGCACCTTGTCTGTATCACTACATCATTTTGGACTCAATGCTGCCATTGACCTATAAAATGATGAACAAGTCAGCGGCAAGTCGTGGCGCAGAAAATGCAAACGCTGTGGATGTTGACCAGCTTCGCATGATTGAGCAGCGTTACCAAAACAAGGCGGAATACTACGCAGAAAGATTGCGTTTGTACTTGGCTGAAAATGATACACTTTTCCCCGAATACCAAAACCCTGCAAGTGGGCTTGACGTAATCAATCCACAGAACCAATACTTATTTGGTGGGTTTTACTTGGGTGAAGATGATGATTACAAATTCCTGCGTGGATTTTTCTCATGAATAAAGTAAGAACGAAAAACGAAAACAAACTGAAACTCTATCTCAATGGTAACAATCAACCAACTACTGGAAGCACTCGAAACTGCCGGGAACAACCACAAGCAGATAAAGGCAACCATCGTAAATATTGAGCCGAATATCAATACAAGCGGTGAGCAGCTTTATCCGTTAATGCGGATTTTTCCTGATGGCAGTCAGGTGACCGTTGATAAAGTG